CCTCTGAGGTCTTCCCAGTAAGCTCTGCTGGTATTTTTGACATTGTTTGTTAATTCCTTCCTGCTAATTTTCGGTCGTGCTCTAACCGCTGGCGTTCGGACATGTTACGCTCTTGCTCTTCCCTCAACAAGAACTCTTGAATTCGTTTGTCGATCTCGAAGGGAAGGATCGAGAGGATCCTTAGCTGTTCCGCTCTTCCTTGTAACCGCTGGACCTTCGAGTGTTCCGGTTCCAGTTCTAGCTTTCGACCCAACTCAATGCGGGAGGCTAGAAATACTCCTTGCAAGATTTTGTATTCCGGAGATTGGAACAGCCTCCTCAGATTGAGGCAATCCTGCTTCGTTGGCCCCTGATTCGCTCGTTGGAAGGTACTGTCCTCCCGATCCATCGCCTCCGCCCAGAACGTCTCGAACGTCCGGGATAAGCTTCTTTCTATCTCCGATATCGAAGACGAATAGGAGTCGATCTGCGAGATCTTTTGCTCCGTCAAGGACAAGCAGAAGAGTTTCCCGTATGGGACTTCCTTCCGGCTGAGTCGCTGCCACGCTAACCGCCTGAGTGAGCTGGTTATAATATCCAGCCATTGTATTAGCCATAAGCAGAAGGTTTGTCCGGTCGATCTCCTTGTTAGCACCTCCGTCACTCGCCCCAATAGCGAAGAAGACAGGATCGTAATCAGGAGGTTCTGGCAACGCGAAAACGTTTTGGAGGTATTGTCCATATTTGCCCCAGAGGGAGAAAGGGATTGGGGTCGATCTCAGATCTCTATGTGACCTGAACATCAAACGACCGATCTTGTGCATTGGTTCGCGAAATTCACGGAGGTAGAGGTTCGGACGGTCATTCCCCTCCTGTAACATCGCCATGGTACCCTGAGCAGAGTAGATCCCTCGTTTCCCTTCGAGCACTCCTCCTCCCATGGTTTGTTGAGGAGCTGAGATTCCGGTGTAGGTGGAAGCGAGACCCTGGAGGAACCCTTCTTCCTCAATCATCGAGTTATAATTCACATTCGTTGCCATCATGTCCAGGTCATCCATGGCATCGAGCTCGAAGGTCATTCCAGGATACCAGTAGTTCGCGGGGTTGGGAACATCCGCCAGGCGTTTCTTTTTGAACGTGGGGGTATTCGCGATCGTGTTGGAGTCACGTCTGGAGTTATGAATCTGAGCAGCTTCTTCCTGGGTTTGTTCGAGAATCTCAGGTATCGAATACCCGTAGAAGAAGTCATCCCGTTCGGCGAACCTCTGGTCAACGAAGGGATCCTCACCTCGCGAATCAAAGTTGAAAAAGAACCTGAGCAGAGCGTTCTCCGGTTTGTCCACAAACGGGTTCAGAATTGCTACTAGCCGGTAGTTCATCCCGTCGGACATCGTGTACTCGAACCAGCACTCCAACGCCGTAAACGGCATGGTCACATCTTTGGTCAGGGTGATTCCAGCGTCCTGAGCTTGTGACTCCTTGGCTCCTTCGGGTTTGTAGTCCCCGTTGGTCCTGAGCATGAACTCAGCTGGTTCTTTTGCCCAGATACCTTGAGCTGCTCTATACTCGACCTGCTCTTTCGTGAACCTCAACCGGTGGAACTTAATCTGTACCGAGTCCAGGTTAGAGACTGTGATCGGGTAGGGAAAGAAATCCTCGAAGGGTACAGGAGTCAGCATCAACCCCTCTTTAGATATCCTCTTTGACTCCAACCCGTTCGCTCCATTCACCCCAACCGCCACCGAATAGGAGAAAACAGCCGGATCCTTCCAAACCGCTTTATGAATGTTAGTTCCGGTTTTGAACGTACGAGAAATCCCGGACCTTACAGGCCTGTAGAAATCCATTCGGTGGAAAGTTTCGAACTCCATCCACATCGACAGAGCCTCGAGATACAACCGAGGCATAATGTCCAGAGCAGAAGTCGGCTTCCAGAAGGGCTTGGTTCCGAACATGATCCCTACCATCCTGGCGGTCATAATATCACAGTGCATCCGAATCAGCTGGGGAACAAAGTTAGACGCCCTATACCACGGAGTCGTCCTCACCTCCTCAAACGGTTTTGCCGCATAGTTGTCCAGCCAGTTCTTGTACTTCCCTTCGATCTGCGAACTTCGAGCCTGCTGGGCAAACCGGAACTTCTCCAGAAGATATTTCACCATCTCTATCTTCTTGTCCTGGCCCAAATACGGGTTCGCGTCGATGAGTTTGAACGGCACTAGTTGTCCTTTGGAGGAGTAGAACTTGTTGTTTTGGTAGTGGTAGTTGTTTCCAAGGTCTTTATCTTCGTATCCGCCAGGGTTTTTAAATTCCCAGCAAAGATATGAAGGGTCGAATACAACCACCGATACCAGAAACTTCGAGCAGGCGGATCCGGCATTCCGCTAACCAGGGCAGAAAAACCCCAGTAGGCCACCAGACACTTCAGTACAACAATTGGGTTCGCAAACAGATCATCCACAGTCAGTACCCTCCGTAGTCCCTTTCAGTGTGAGTTCGGGGTTTCCTTCCTTGTCTTGCTCTTTCTTCGGCTGCTTTGTCACTTTGGACGTCCTCCCAAGTTCTCGTTGGAGGAACGATATGTATTGCGTAGGCCGCTGCATCGAGAACGTCTTTAAGTGTTCCGTTAGGAAACTCGGAGTATTGGGTCCTGAACTTCCTTGCTGAATTGAACCGGGTGTAGACTCGACCAGACTCAGCATGGTCCTGGAGAAAAGTCCTGATCCGATCGTCCTTGTGCTTTTCTGCAATTCCTCCGGGTGGTTTATACCCTTCAACACGGAGTCTCCTGTGATTGGCTCCACAGTGAGGACAAGGTTTACCTGACTTTAGAATGATGTTTATTAGAGCGACGATGTCCAGGATCGCTTTCTGAGAGCTCACCTCCTCATAGTAGTTCTTGTAGAACATGAACTTGTCGTTCAATGTAAACCATTTACAAGCCGCTTTACCGTAGGTGGTGTTAGCCGACCACTCGTCTAGTAGGAACCTTCGATGCAATCCGTCACAACCTACAGCCACAATAGCGGCCTCACAAGTAGCTTTCTTCCCTCCTCCTGAGGGATCATAGAACGAGATCCGGTTCAGTTGGGCCAGAATCACCTGAGGTGTCCCGTCGCTGGGCGTCAAGGTCTTCGAGTCCTCCTCGACCCTATACTCATGCAACCACGCAAGGTTGAAATCCGTTACGCCTTCGGCAGTTGGGTCGTTAAGATAATTACAAGAGTATGCGTACTCGCCCTCCCTTTTACGTATGCTGGCAAGAGTGGACAAAGAAAACCGCTCAGGGAAAATGGGTTCAGGTGTTCCTGTGTCAGGATTTGGTTCCACTGCCGAACGAATGTACCATACAAATCCGCCAGTTCGTTCTCCTTCATCGTTGACTCGAGGTTCAGTTGGGGTTCCGCTCTCATCTATGATCTCTTCCTGTTCCGAGGGGAGCGTCGCCATAACATAACCATAGATGTCTCCTGTGCCTGCTTTCCACCGAGTTCCGATAAAGAGTTCTTCGACTGTGCTTGGATCGTTTGCCAACCCTGGAGCGAATTTGAACCAGTGTTTAACTGCTTCGGCTTCCGCCTCCGACTTCGAGGCTTTTTCTCCGAACAAGTCATCGTAGATGATGATATCCCAGTGTTTGCCTGTGGTCTTTGCTCCAACTCCCAGTGTTGTTAAAGAGCTTTCGTCAAACGATTTCGTCCTCGGGAGTAGGATCTCGTCTTCGCGCCAGATCGTGTCGTTGGTATCCGGAGGAATTATCTCAGGAAACAGAAACTGCAACAACTCGTTGTTCAGGAGGTTCCACTTCACGTCCTTCACATTCTTGGACGCTACATCCGCTGCTTCCCCTACAATCACCACCCGAGTATTCGGATCGTGATACTTCACGAAGTCCGAAAGACGAGGTATCCTTCGAGCGTCACAATACCTGTCGTTATACTTCTCCAACAAATCTGCCTTAATCGGGATCAATCTCCACAACGGATAACTCTTCGAAACGATCGTGCTCTTAAAATGCCCTCGAGGAATCAACGCTCCTCGGAACCGGATATGAATCGTCCGTTGAATATAGTCACAAAACTCCAAGTGGAGACGAGCTGAGAGCTTGTTGTACCCCAGGACCACCTTGGAGAAGTAGTACAGGTTCGTTAACGCCCTGTACCTCAGATCATCCCTCAGCTCATCCGCATTCCCACTCTCTGCGAGCTGGAATACATCGTGTTCGAGAACCGAACTCATCCCTTCCCTACTCCCTCACCAGGTTCTGTTCCGAGTCATTGTCCACTGCTGCTTCGGCCTCTTTCATCCTCTCTCGTGCCTCGATTTCCCTTGCGACGGTCGCTGCTGCCAACAAATCCTCCGCCTTCATACTGAACGTCTTGTTCGTGACATCCAGCTTCTTCGTACGGGACAACTCCGGAGTCCTATCCAAGACCGAATCAATCATCTTCGCTCGGACCCCGATATGTGCGTTCCTGTCCTGGAGTATATTCTTCATCTCCCCCAACGCAATCATCGCGAGCTCGTCCACAATCTCAGCCTTGGTTCGACTCCTCTCCAACAACTCCTGGTCCAAATTCTTCAGCAACATAGCGTTCAATACAGCTAGCTGTTGTCTCACCACAGGATCCTTCAAATAATTGTGAATCGTTGCCTTCGTTACCCCAATCAAATCCGCAACGTCCGCAATCTTCGCTCCCTCCAGCAACAACCGAATAGCTTCTTGCTGCCTCATCTGAACAGCAACCGAATTCCCAGCCTTACGCTCGTAATCTCCGTAACCATGCCCTGGTTGAAACCTATTTGGACCTGGTACTGGTTCGTTCGCTGACATGCTGCTCCCTTTCGACACTCCTAATGCTTCCTCTATTCTACTCTTTCTTTTCAACCTCGTCAACCGCTAAGGTCAAGGACGGGATGTGAGAGGCAATACTCTGATTTTCAAGAGCACTTCTTTTCAACCCCCGTAATTTCAACCGCCATAGTTTCCACCCCGTACGATTTGGTGGTGATACTAGCCTCTGAGCGTCGCGGAGCCCGATTTTTGGGACCACCCGGGGCGAATAACGTACAAGACTTACAAGGAGAACAAGATGAAGACAACGACCAAACGTCCGGTAACTTCCTTTGATGAAATGACTGACCTTCGGACCCTATTGAACAAGAGGCGAAGAGGGTTAACAATTGAACTATCGAACAATCAGTCATTAGCTATCGATTACCGAAAGAGTATAATGAACGAGATTGATTGCATTGATGATACTCTTGACTGTCTGGCAAGGAATGAAAAGAGGTAACTAGAGGGAATAGAGGAAGAGCTTGGGAATAGCTAGAAAGAACCCATTAGTTGAACAATAGGAGTTTACCCCATGAAATCGATTACCATCAAAGTCACCGATAGCGTACTAGCCGAACTTACCTCACTTGGAGAACATATGAGGAACAACCCCACATTAGAGGAGATAGTGGGAAAGGCCCTAGAACAGGGGATTACTCAACTTTCCTATAGATACGAACGAAACGCCAAGATGTGGATCAAGGCGAAGGAGGAAAAACAGGAACTTCTCGCGCTTAGGGCACAACTCGGGAAGAAAGTGGAATAACAACAATACCTGGAGGGGAGGTGAAAGCTTCCTCTCCATACAAGGAAGGAATAGAGGAGTTAGTATGAAAAGAGTAGCAAGGTTGTATGTACCGTATGTAAATGGAAAGCCGGTAGAAGGGGCATTAGCGATGAAGAAGGAACAAGCCATGAGATACTACCAAAACTGGTTATTAGCACCTTACTTGGAAGGGGCTGGTAACGGGGAGAAACGGGAATTGGGTGTAGTGTGGAAAACAGTTCCTTATCGGGTATGGTAGGGAATAACTAACGAGAACGGTGGGTCGCGCATACCTAGAATAACGCGAGAAAGGAACAAGTATGACGATTAGGGAATTACGTGAACTGGTGAACGATCCTTCAATTCCGGAAGAGGCTGAGGTAAAGATAGATGCTGGGTTTCTGGGAATGAGAGGAGAGAGTTTCGTAGCTGATTTAAAGGAGATAAGGACATTTCAGGTGTTGGATGAGAATCTGGTGTTACTGTCAACTTTAGGGGAAGAAGCGGATTACTATCATCCCTTGAGAAAGTGAGGTAAGGTGAATAGTTTCCATTACTACCCGAGAACCATACGAGATCCTCCCAGAGCTCGTACCAGGGAGCCATTTCTGTTGATAAAAGATTTCTGGTGTAGTATAATGTTCATGTAAGATCGAGGATAGGTATCGAGTGTGATGGGGTTGGGAACCCGGAAAGAACCCGAATAGGAGTCAACAATGAGACAGGTAACGATCACGATTACGGATGCACAGGTACAGGAACTGAAC